GTGCTCTTGATAATCTGTAGATAACAAGAGAGTCTTCAATCATTCTTAACTGATTGACTGCCTTAATTGCCTTATGTAAGTGTGATAAAACTAAATTTTTATTTAAATCTTGAATACCTGAGTGACAATATGTAATTGAATCAGGTGCAATTTTCATACCTTGATTGGTAGAATTCCGCAAACCTTTAGGGTTATATAAGAAGTACGATGCACTTTGTTGTGTAAGTTGCTGATTTAAATCTTGAGATCTATATTCTTCTGGTTTCTTTCTTTCATACTCAGTAACCTTACGAATCTTACGGGGATCTACATAACGTAATTCTACCAATCCACCTCTAGGGTTTTTGGGATCAATTACCTTATGATAAAAAAGTCTTCCATCGACATACCATCGACGAAAGATTTCGTAAGATCTGTTTTCAAAATCAAGAAGACGGAGTATTTCATCAAACTCCTCACGTATTAACTTCTTAATTTTATCTGATGCTTTTAAATTTGATAACTCTACAGCAATTGGTACATCTTCAAAATTACCACAGATAGTCTCGTTAACTACATCATCAACTGCACTATCACATTCTGGTTGTAAAACCATTTCCCTGTAACGAGTAATGAGCTCGTACTCATTACGCATTTGTCCATCAAAATCAACAGAATAGCCATAGTAACCACCACCAACAATAGGTTGTGATCCATCTAAACTATCCTTTTGAACAAAAGAAGGCCCCTTGGGGACCTTCTTTGCTCTCTCTAGTGAAAATCCAAAGAGTTGCGACATTATAATATCTTATTTGGTCCTGACTTATTTAGGCGACTTCAAAACTTGGTTGAATCGACTGGAGTCCAGTACTGAGTCTGGAGTTCAACTGTGAATTCTTCAATAGCATCGTTGTTACCATAATCAAGATCAATAGCAGCAATACTAGAGGGGAATACATTATAGAACTTATAAGACTTAAGAATCTTAGGTGACTCTCCATCTTTAACATCTCTTGCAAGTTGATGAACATGCATATCAGAGAAGTATCCAGAAGCATCGTCAGCATTACCCAATCCAGAAGCAGCTGTAAAGTTCTCATTATATGCTTGGATAGAGGAAGTCCAAAGTTCAAATGCACTTCTAAGTGCGAACCCGCTATCGTTCTGAATAGTGATTGTCCAAGGCTCGAATGTTCTGTCTCCAGCAATCTTTAATACTCGTCCCCTAAAAGGAACTTCTATAACACCGATCTGTGATGCTGGCAGGTTCGCTGCTCTTACAGTAAACTTACCAAGATTAACAAGTCCCGCATTATTGATGATTGCAGTCGGGAATGAAAGATCTACTTGGAATAGATTAGGACGTGCGAAGTCGGCTGCGACGTTCGCTTTAAAGTCGTCAATAGTTCCTCTTTTTGCCATGATTGATTATCAAGAATACTTCCGTTGATATTATTTAGAATAATGACTATTTTCAGGCATGAAAAAGAGACCCCGTAGGGTCTCTGATCCATCTCGAACTCAAATCTATTTAGTTAGCAACCTCAGAGAATGCAACACCAGTACGTGTAGCAACAAAGGTTAGAGTGATGTAATTGATTGTACGTGTTGGCTTCACGTAAATTTCTGCGTAAAATTCACCACGGTCAACAGCCTCAGGTGGGTTGTTGTCACTATCACACTTAACCAAGAAGTCTGTTACACCTCTACGACCTTGTACATCGCGGAGATATGGTTCAACAATATTCAAGAATAGTGATCTTTGTGACTCATCATTCTGCTCAAAGAGTTGTGATCTTGCAGCACCAGAAATAACACGCTCAATTGTAAGGAACAAACGACGAACGTTAATTCTATCGAAGGCACTTGCAAATCCAAGAGCAGTCTTATCACCGAATAGTACTACACCCTGTCCTGGGAAGGATACGATTGGGTTAACTCTATTTGCATACAGACGATCACGTTGAGTCTTGTTAGGTGAGAATGCAAGTTTAATAGCATTTCTCAAGATACCACGTTGGAAACCAGCAGGTGAGAACCAAGGTTCTGCGACCTCTGTAGTTTGTAAGCAAAGTCCAGCAACGTCACCGTTACAAGGAACGAAACGATAAACATCGTTATACTTGTCATAGATGTACTTGTATCCAGAATCAAATACTGTATAAGAAGAACTTGGTAGTTGATCAAAGAAGTTGACAATATTATCAGTTATTGTTGTTGTGTTACTTATTCCAACAACATTTCCTCTACGAGGAGAAATAAATGCTATGCAGTCTTTACGCTCATCGGTAATGTTTACCAGAGATGTTACTTTAGCAATAGCAGCAGCATCATCAGCACCAGAAGGACCACCAAGGATGAAGTCAACTGTTTGTGACTCTGGGTCAGAAATTAAACCATATGCAGTTGCTATATCTGCATTACTTACTGTATAGTCTCCACCAGATGTAGCATAGTCAGCACCACCTGCAAGTCTATAATAATAAGTTGCATTATTCTTAGAACCTAAAGTTGTACGTCCAGCAGGATAATCTACAGAACCAGCAGCAGAACGTAGTAAATTAAACTGACGAGCAGCACCTGCTAATCCCCAGTTACCATCAGCAGCAGTTGCAGTTGCAGCAAATGTTCCAGTCTCATGCTCTGCCCAATAAATGTATTGTGAACGTTGCTTAATAACTTCTGGGTAGTAGTTAGTCTCACCAACAGATGTCTTACCATCAGATGCTTTAGATACTCCAACAAATCTTTCAAGAACAGCACCAGCAGTTCCTGTAATCTTACCGTCAATATCAACTACAACAATATGAAGTTCATCACGGAATCCACCATCATTACTTACACTTAGAGAAGTAGCAGGACGTGGAGCAACATTAACCCACTTAACACCAGGAAGATACTCACGTTCTGCATAATCAGTACGAACAGAAGTAATAGCAACAGCAGTTGAGTTAGTATCAGCAACACTATCTGCAGCAGCAAAGTCGATGCTATCCTTATTGTGAGCAATATAAAGACGACGCTCAATACCACTTGCAGCAATTACAGCAGTATTTGATCCCTGTGTGATTGTCTGACCATCAGCAATAATACCAGTAACACCACCACTAGGTAATCCAATTTCTAATTTCTTATTAGCAGGATCCCATGATAGGACATTAACTGATTCATTAGAACCACCAATACCAATTGTTGTGGCAGTACCAACTGCAAAATCTCCAACAACTGTAGTAACTGTTAAGACTATACTGTACTTAAATACTTTACCAGCAGCACCTGATGTTACACTTAGAGCTGCATCAGCAACGAATTCATACTCGTTACCTGATCCAGGAGCAGGAATAACACCAATCTGATCAGCACCTGCGTCTGTTACGAATATACCAATTGAGTTTCCTTTCGCTCCAGCAGTTCTAGCAGCCCACTTAAAGTTATTATTTGCAGTCTCAAAAGTAGTTTCATACTCTTGTAAATTCTTAATTAAAGGAGCAGTACCAGAATCAACTGCGTTCTTTAGCGATGTTGAGTTAACACGAATGGTTTTTAGAACTCCACCATATGCTAAGAATTGAGCAGCAGTAAACCAATACTCAAAGTTATTATCGTTTGGTTTTCCGAAACGCTCTACGAGTCCTCGCTCGTTTGAAATTTCTATAATTTCTTCTACTGGACCAAGCTCAAATGGGGCAGCAATTGCTCCTATATTAGCTGTTGACAGGGTAGTAATCGTAGTCAGGTCTCTTTCCTGAACGACTACTCCTGGCGAAAGTTGATTGGCTGCCATGTTTATAAACTCCTAGAATGCCTTATCAGTTGTCTAAGATTATTTATATTTTTGAAACGTCACCTCCACTCCCACATATAGGATTTATCTCCGTATTCCGCGACCTGCCAAACGTCTCCCTGGGCATCTACAAATTGATCTTCTTCCATACCATCAGTAATAAATCCGAATGGTGCCATATCCTGTTCTATTGCTTCTCTTTGATCCGCATAAATCCTTGCACGAACATCATTATCATGCATTTCTTTGAAGTATGGTTGCATAGCCATCCAACCAAAAATAACTAAACACATAGCAAGATCATCATGACATCCTTCTTCTGCTTGGAATGATTGACCTTTCTGAATAAAAGTAGTAAGTTCCGCTATAGTATCATAGTCTTGTATGACTAATTTATCCTCTTCTATTAATGCTTTAAGATTAGAACATCCAACTTGTTTAACAGCAGTACTCATCTTTACACCCAATTGAGTCTTCTTACCAGAGAAACCCTGTCCTAATTGTTGACCTGCTCTACCTCTCATAGATGCCATCAATAGGTTTTCGTATTCCAAATCATATTGGATTATATCTGCAACCTGACCTCCTATGTCATTCACTTCACATAAAATATATGCTCCGTTGTAATTCTTTGCAACATCTACAAGGATATTGGGTAATACAATAGGTTTAATTTCATTATTCCTATATTTTGCCACCAATTTGTATGGTAATGTGGTTGTGTCTATGACGCAAAATGCTGAATAATCACCGCCAATACCACGAGATACATCAACTGTAAGTATATAATTGTGCTTTTCAATTGCTTTTTCATAAACTGATAAACCTCTATTTTCTGTAATAGGATCTAGATAAGGCATCACCCTTAATTTACTAGGACTGATTAACGTATCAACAGATCCCAAAAATTCACATTCAAACTCAACTCTGAATTGTTGTTCTGACGTATTTCGTATAGTCTGTTCTTTCCATACTTCATCTCTACCAGGTATCTCAGACCAATGTACTTCTGTAGGAATATATTCATTCGTTCCACGCTCTGCATCATGCCAGAGTTTGTAGAACATATTCATACCATGTGGTGTAGATATGATAATAACTTTTGTTGATTTACCAGAAGATATAGTAGGATAGACAGAACTGAAAAACTGGTCAGCAAT